ACAGCACATGCTTTTTTAAAAATAACAAGTGCCTCAAGGAATTCTTTGTTATTTACATAATGCTCACTGACTACTTTCTTTCTAACTGCCATATATTTGTATGGGTGAGTACATATATTTTATAACAAAACGATCACAATGTCAATGGGGGCTTGACAAACCAGTATTCCATCTGTAGAATATGAGTGTGCGAGTTCAGAAAGGGTTATATACCAAATAGCTTATCTAGTTTAATACGAGCTTCCTCTACAGTAGAGATCCTTCCTTGGGCATCTGTGACAACATCACCGTTAAGTCTTCTTAAAGACATTGCATAAAATATTTGAACCTCAGTATCTACTTCAACGATAGTAATAATTTTATCTTTAGGAATAATAAATTCTTCTTCTTTAGAAAATTTCATCCACGGCGAAACCTTAGCACCCTGTGACTTGTTAGGTAACATAACCTCTTCGATCTGAATAGGATTCTCTACAATAAGATAGTCTCCATTCTCGTCATGCACATGGGATACTACAGAAAGAATTTCTTCACCAGACACTAATTTTAGTGCGGCGAGAAAATCTGATTTGTCTTCTGGTCTAACCTCTGGGTTATCCATTGCTTTTAATTCGTACATCAATGAACTCATAATCAAAACTCTCTTCATTGTATATTTTCACACGTTCAACAAGATGGTTCAAGGTATAGTTCCTTTTAGACCCCTTAGATATATTGTCTGCTATATCATAGAGGATTGCCTTACGGTTATCTACTCCCCTTCTGAGGACTCTACCAATGGATTGGAGATTTCTAATTCGGGACTTTGAGGGGCTTGCGAACACGACGTTGTTAAGATTCCTAATGTTGATACCAGTACTAAAAGTCCCATAGCTGGCAACAATGATGGAATCATTTGTCGTCTCTGCGATCTCTCTTGCTTTTTCTCGATCTTCAACTTCTACTCCTCCATGGACTAAAAAGACTTGACGGTCTTTCCCTACCTTATTATTTATCATCTCAAATAAAGGCATCCCATGCCGTTCAACGTAGTTGAACAGGACGAGTGTGTTCCCATCCAACTGACAAACTAGGTTACGTATAAATCTATTTCTTCCCTCATGCTCAACAAGGTAATCCATTTCCTGTTGATATGAATCAAAGTCTTTATCATCATGCTTAAGTATTAAAACTTTAATCTCAAATTCAGAAAGGTGACCTTCCTTGATAAGCGTCTCTGTCCTAGTAATTTTATCAACAGTACCAAACACACCCTCCAACACCAAACGATTGGTCTGTGTCCCGTCTAAGGTGCCTGTGAACCCCACACGGTACTTACAATCATAAAGTTTGTTCATTATACTAGTCAAAGATTTTGCCTTAAACAGGTGAGCTTCATCTCCTATTATAGCACCAAACTTTTCAAAGTATGATTTGGGTAATTTATATACTGACTGCCATGTGGTTATTATCACATCCTTGTCAGACCTAGGATCATTACCAGCATATACTCTGTGGCAATGATGCTCTGAGTTCCAACCATACTTCTCAAAGTCTTTATACATCTGCTCAACGAGTGATGTAGTTGGAACGACTATAAGTGTTCTCAGATTCTTTCTCTCCCAAAAACGTGCGAGAGCATAGATCATTAATGATTTACCAGACCCTGTAGGTGACAGTAGCAGTTTACGTTTGTGACGTAATGCTTCGTAGATACCTTTGTACTGATAGTCTCTAACTTTAAATGGTAGGTTGATTGACTTTACGAATTCCCCTATTCCTTGGGGCGTAATGAACTCATCCACCGTCGATGGAAGTCCATAAAATTCGTTGTCCCTATGGATGACTTCATACCCCCTTTGCTCGCAAAACGCAATAATATAAGGGAGAAGACCAACATAAATCTCGCCTGTACCTGGGGAGAATAATTTAATTTTCCCATCCCAAAACCTCTTCTTGTACGCTGACATGAACTTGGCTTGAGGCACCTCAAAAGTAAACTCGTCTGCTAGCTCGTGACCTACATGAGGTTCACATTCAATTGTTAGATAGACTTCGTTCTTCTTCTGAATAATAACATTAGATTTCATAACCTTTCAGGAACTTAGCAAACTCAATTGCATTTTTAATATAGAATGAACGGTTATTGATCGCTTGTAGAATTGCTTTCAATGCCTCGACCATTTGGTTATAGTACTTCAGCTTAAGAACGGATTTAGAATATTCTTCATCAGATTCCAGATAGATTGGAACATCTGTCTTGATGAGTTTAAGGTGAAAAGGTTTCTCCGCTTTACCAGTATAGTACTCCCACCTCTCTCGGTAGGTACGTTTACAATCCAACTCACCTTGATCCCGAAGGGTGGTGAATGTGTTGTAAAGTCTTAAATATTTAGCATGTAATCTGGGGATCTCTAAACTGTCATGATCTAATTTTTCATCATTTAGTTGTGAGTCTTTCTCCCACATGTCATTCAAAGTGTCTAGGTTCATACTTTAATCCCTTTCTTATCTGTTATCTCATATAGAGTATACTTGAAGTTAACCTGTGCTGTGAAGTAATTGATGTCAGTTGCTGATGCATCAAACTCCAGAGTGGTTAAGCTTGTTGGAAATATATTGAAGAAGTTAATTGCAGATATTGTATTGTAGTTACTATTCAGAATCAATAAACGAGCATCGCTCATTTGCTTATCAAAATTATCTGGTCTACCTTTCTCATCAACCTGCTCGATATAATCAAAAAATTCTTGCTGGTGCTTAGGGTTAGTAAGACCCTTTAACCATTTATATATTTCATAATAATTATCAAGATCTTCATTAACTAAGAAACTTAGATTCAAATCTCCAAATGTCATCTTATCACCAGGAATTGAGTAGTCCTTTATTGGTGTCTGTATATCTCTAATACCAATACTAACTTCAGGTATAGAAGCAGACTGGCAAAAGTAATCTACATTAGGTGTCCTACCAATAACAAATTTAAAACCTACAGGAGATAGAAAGTTTTTATTAGTAGGAGAGAATAGGGATTGATCGTATGCCATTAGTTCACGCAGGTCTCCGTATTATTTAGAGACGTAAAAAAAGAGGGTCTTTCGACCCTCCCAAACATTTAAGTTTTCAGTGCATAGTTCTAATCAAATACGTTTTTACAGATTGATTTACATGAGCTTGCTAAGTCTTCACATTCGATAAGGCATTCAAAATAATCATCGATCAAATTTATATCAGCGTCATGTTCGCTTAAAGTTGTCATACTACTATCGATACGATTCCAACTGCCTAGTTGATTTTGTGAGACTATGTTGTGCATTTTGCACCTCCATTAAAATTGAACTTCATTATAAAACCATTTGGTTTCATCTTGTTCTCCAATTCTACTATTATGTATGCAAATAAGGACCGTATTTACCGATACATTTTAATAAAAAGAAATGCCTACGTGATTATACCTATGTCTTTTTCAACCATCTTGGTAGATAGAATATTAACCAAGCAAGTGTCCAGAAGGTTAACAGCACCATTATGTGTAGCACTCTACTAGAGTTAACTATCAGTCCACAAGTTACAAAGGATATCCACAACCAATCTAAGGTGCCATGCAGTCTCCACCACAATTTATCACCTAACTTATTCATAACCTTATCTCTAAGTCTAGCAAAGAAAGGTGATACATGTCTCATCATAACAAACCCTTCATTGAAAAACATGAGGGTGAATCCAATCCAAAAAATCATGACTTAGTTTCTTCTATTGCTTCTTTAATAACAGTTTTTAATTGTCTTAGTTTCTTTTTACCGAGTCCAGCTCTGGTATCTATCTTTACTTTAACCCAATATACACCTGCTAAGACTAACAGAAATGGAATTGCGTCTGCCCATGAGATCTCATTCCATGCTTGTACTACATTCATTTTTATATTCCTTTCTTTATATAGACAAAAAAAGAGACCCTTGTGGGGTCTCTTTGGAAGTATGTATATCCCGTGGATTACATGAGGTTTGCAACTTTAACACGTCTGTAGTATGCGTTAGCGTTGAGGT